AAATCAGTCGGGGTGTCTTATCCTCGACATTCGTGACCTGCCACTTCCGTCCACGCCACTGGACATATCGAATCTCGGAAAAATGATCGTAGGCGTATCCATCGGCGACAATACTGATGGAATTGTTCACATTCAGATTGTCGTTCACCTGTCCGCTTACCGTCTCCCAACGACGGGTGTTCCGAAGAACATCGCCATAGTAGCTTCGTTCGGTGATCTTCTCTACCCATACGCCGGGGGAGTCCGTTTCTACAGTCTCAGCGTAGCCTACGATACCATAGAATTTATTCATCAGGAAGCCGTATAGAGCTCCTTGGTGTGGCATTCGACGACTTCAAGTAGATCTTCTGCGCCATCCGTGGCAGTAACGGACTTCGCCTTACCATAGGTAATGACAATCGGGGAATGGCCATTTTTGTCAACCTTAGTCAGGTCAAACGCCATGCTCGTCGGCTTGTAGAAAGCAGGCGCATCTTCATTGTTCTCGCAGATCAGCATCGTACCAGAAATGAAGTCGCCGTAAACCTCCTCGGCCGGAGCCGCCAGTTCCTGATAGTTCGGCGTCCCGGCAGACGGAGCCTTATACAGACCCTTAACCAGAATTACAGCACTCTTCGTGTTGTCCTTGATGGCCGTATACATGGACGCGCTGACGTACTTATGGACGAGATCGCCGTAAATCTTGTGCTTGTCCATGCTGCCCGGAACGAGCTTGTTATACCATTCTGGATTCTTCGCAGTCATAATCATTTACCTCCCATTTTGATTTCAGCCAGCAGCTTCGACGGACTCAATCGCCATAGCGGAGTACGGCTTAATCAGCGCACCGGAGAAACGGGTTTCAATCAGATACTTCATGGCATTGAAATCGATGTCAAAGCCGTCGAACATCCTCACCGAACCGCCATTGTCAGCGCCTACGTTGTAGTCGTTCAGGTTGACAATCAGGCCGAGCAGATTATGCATTTCGACCTTGCCGCCATTGTTGACCTCACGGGACAGACCTTCCATCGTCGGAACAGTCACGATCTCCTTAACACGCAGAACCGTCCTCAGCTTATCCATCGTATCGTAAATCACGCGGCCGGTGGTGTCCTCAATCAGCAACATGTCCGTCACAACATCCTCGGTCGTATAGAAAGTCGGATCGCCGGAACCACGATAGTTCTTGCGGCTCTTGATGATGGCACGAATGGTCGCCTTGGCGCGATCGGAATCGGAAGCATTCTGCGCAACCGTCACCGGAACCTTAATGGTAAACAGATCGGAATCCGTCCAGACAGGGCGAACGTGATCCTCGGCGATCTTGTCATCGCTAGAAGACAGGCGGCCGTCACCCGTCAGAATTGCACGGGCGCACTCCTCCTCGAGCATCATTCGCATCTCGGTCTTGAGCCATGCGATTACGTCAAAGTCGGTAATGTCCAACACGTCGTCGCGATCCATCTTCTGCTTCTTGTAGATGGTCGTCGGATCGGTGGTTCGCTTGAGCAGGCTGAAGACTTCTTCCTTCTTGAACTTGCCCTTAATGTAGCCCTTCGCGCGAGCCTCGTCCTCAGTCAGGTCGGCAAACATCGACTTGACGCGGGAGAATGGGGTGTGGTGAACGGCGTTCATAACCTTTGCCACCCAGTCGTCCTTGCGCTTGATGAACTCAGGCGGGGTATTCAGGTTGTGCGGTTCCGGGAACAGCATGCCGACATCCTCAATGCCGTGCGCCAGCGCCGCTTCCTTGAGCGAGCCACAGCGCTTGCCGTCGCCGAGAATTTCGACAAACTCAGCATGAGTCAGGGTGTTTTTCGGGGTATCATTTTCAAAGACATTATGCTTCACTTCTTCGTCCTCCTTGTTGTCGTCGGCCCCGTCTTCTCCCTTAGAGTCCATAGCCTGACCGACCAAATAGTACACGACGTCCTTCTGCTCCTCATTAAGGGTGTCAAAGACATCTTTTACTGTCTTTTCCTTGTTACTGTCTGCCATTTTCTTCTCTCCTTCTTCCGGCTCGTCGGCGTGCTCGAGCGAAATATCCATGTTCGTATAAATGAGCGCTTCAGTCGCTGCATCCTCGCCGTGCTGAATATCTATGTAGTCAATCAAAGCACCAGGATTCGCGCCAGCAAGCACAAGGCTAACTTCCTTAATCGATCCATGGAGAACGTCGCCATGATCCTGCTTGAGACCATTGGCATAAATCGAAAGCGCACAAATATCGCCATGCCGGATCAGCTCCTTAGTATGGCGTGCGCTATCAGTGTTGTTGAACGTGCAGTAGGCGTACACACCTTCATCCTTATTTTGAAGGAGTGCGTGTCCGAGCACGTTTTCGGGATTGTTATGGCTGTGCTGCCAAACCAGCGGAACAGTGTGGCCGTCATCGCCCGCAAAGGCATTGCGTCGAATCGTTCGGCCATCACTGCATCGGAGGTCGTTCTTGGTTGCCCAGCCGCTAAAGTCGTATTTACTCATCGGATCTCCTTTCTTGAGTTTGAATCTGTTCGTTTGCTTCTTCCTCAATCACCTGATCGGAAGCGTTAAGGTTTTTGTTGCGTAGCTTGTCCGCATCCGGGTCTTCCGAAGGCTTGAAGCCGATAATCTGCCGGATTTCATTCGAGCTGAGAATTGCATTGCGCGTGAGCTTGTCTGCCGTCTCCGCGATCTGATCCGCAGGCATGAGTTTGAACGGCTCACGGAAGAATGTAATATCCTGCCCTTGAGATCGGGCAGTTTTGGTCAGGAATTTTCGCTTCATCTCATCTGCGATCGCAGAAAGAATCGGCTCAATGGTTCGGTTATAGTAGTTAAGCATGGTCTTTTCATCGGCCGTTCCATCGAGAACCGTTGTTGTCATGCTCAACTGGCTGTAGACCATGTTTGTCAGATACTCGATTTGACTCATCAGGTTATTCTCAAGCGAACGGTTGAGCTGAACGACTTTTTCCGTACCGTCCGTATAAGCGATTCCATACTTGCTTCCGGCCAGCTGCATTTCGATGTCTTTTCGCCGCTGCTCTGCCTGAGCTTTGCGAGCCTCGGATTTTACGACGTAGGGCAGCTGAATAATTAGGTCCAGCTTCCCAGCGCCGTTCTGTTCATCGATCTGATCAAGCAGATTAAGCTTTCGAACAAGCCGCTGCATAGTCGAGTTGGGTTCGTTCATCACGGCAAAGAATGGATTCTCGATAATGGCGACGGACTTTTTGGGGAGTATAATATCTTCCTTGATGCCTGTCTGTTCATTGTAAAGATTCACTCTGACGTGCTGGGGAAACCAATCCACAATCTTGCCAACCCGCATCGAAATGACGTCAAATGCGTTACTTCCGGTCTTCGTAATATCATTCGTAGTGTCCACAGGGACAATCGCAACGCAGCCCTCATCCAGCATCGACTGAATCACATCCTGCATGAAGGCGCGTCCCGCCTGGTCGATGTTGGCAGAAACGGTCAGGCACTCATTCAGACCACTTTTTCGGGCAAATAAAAAACGGCCATCGTCGTCGAGCTGTACATGCTCAAACAACGTGGCCGCTGCATCGATTGAAATTCGAGTGTAGATGGCAGAGACAATCGATCGCTCATTGCCTCTCGTATATCGAGGTCGATCCGGTCGAGTTCCGCCGTAATACCCTCCGTGTTGAACCTTCGGAGGGTCTTTATTCAGGAATGCATTCCATCCATGTTGAAGTATATCTAAGAAGCTCATTCTACTATTACCTTAGTGACGTTTTAGATAATCGATAGCTTTTTTCTTTCCGGTTTTGTCCATCGATTTCTCTAAATAATCTTTGATACTCATAGTTTCACGAGTGGCCACAGTCTCCAATCCGGGGATCTTAATACCACTACGTCTACCCATCATTTTTCTTAAAGTCGATTCTTTGGGCGTAGCATCGAAAGCTGTTGTCTTGTACCCGAATACACCATTTGAATAGTCGATACTCTTGCCACTAATTGCCGCAATAAAACGTTCCCCATCTGAAATAGCTTTTTCGTGCTTTATCATATCCGCATATTTAACACCGAGATAAGCAGCTCCGACAACCGCCGCCCCGATCGCAACTTTTTTTGCAAATGATTTTCTTCGATCAGATTTAGCCTTGTCTGCTGCCGCTCTTTCATGCGCGCGAGCATCATCGCCGCCGTACCTTTTCTTTCCGGCTTCGGTCAATGTGCCATCAGCATTTTGAAATCTGCGAATGCCCCACTTCATACCGAGAATACCATGATGGTAGAGTTCATTACTGTAATAATACACTCTTACATAGTCCTCCTTTTATTCAAAAGAATCCTTATTTGCTTTATAGGCCACATAAGCATCTATAAGAGCTGCCACAACGTCAATCTTAGCCTCGTGGCGCTTCTTCATCAGCTTTCGGTTGCCATTCGTGTCCTCAAGGGTAATTGCGTTTCCCAAACAAAATGTCGTGATTCCCTGATCAAAGATGAGCAGTCTCTCCTCGGCAAACAACTTAATCTCCCCAAGCGGAACAGTCTCCGTCTTCGCGCCCTGAATGACCTTCTCGATGCCGTAAACACCATTCTCTCTGGCCCAGCGTTCAACAAACTCCTTCGCATTGTACGGGTCGTAACCAAACGCCCGAACGTCATAAGTCACTTCGTTTGTCAGCCATTGATCAAGATCGTCGTATACGGCCTCCATGGTAATAACCGTCCCCTCAAGAACAATCAGGCTGCCATCCTCGATGAATTGGTCATACTTAAACCTCAATGCACTCGGCAGCTTTGCAAGCGTAATTGAACTGATGTAGCATCTGGCCTTCACACCAAAAGCACCACCGCGCAGCGGAAACAGAAATGTAAAAGCGCAGAAGTCATCACCCTGCGAAAGATCAGCACCCATCGCGCATGGCATACCGTCAAAGCTCTGATGTGGATGTGGTATCGTTTCCTCGTATGTGAAGAAATAGGTATAGCCCTCCATCGGGATACCGAATCGCTTGGCGAGAATATCATTTCGGGTTGCAGGGGCTTTTTCCGCTCTCTCTACATCCAGCTGGTAGGTCTCGTAAGTTACGGTCTTTCCAATGTTGGGATTCGCTTTCATCCACATTGCCGGGTCGGAGACTTCTTTTACATCATCGAGTCGGTAATACCAGATTGACACACCCGGGTTATAATACTCTCCTTTGAGAATACTCAACAGTTCCATTTTGATTGTGTCGCCGCTGCCGTTACGCACTGTACCCTCAGAACTTGTTGCAATAATCAAGTAGTCATCCAGTTTACTCGCACCCTGCTCAATCGCGCCAACAACGTCCTCTCGGACATCGCCACTCAGCCATTCATCAACAGTTGATACCTTAGGTCGATAGCCTTGGAGCTTGTCAATGTCCATTGGCAGAACCTCAAGAACTGAATTGGTCAGAAAGTTCTCAATACCTTTCTTGGTCGAAGCCAACTTGACACGATTGGCCTTTGAGCCTGTCGTGTTCTGAAGACTACCTTCCGTCAAAAACTTGAACATCGGCCCTCTGGCACGAGTAATAGCCGACTTGAACGGCTTGAGAATTTCCTCCGCCTGTCTCATCGTGGGTGCTGTCGCAATCTGACTAGTCGTCGAATTGTTTGCCGTCAACGAATATGACTGATGACAGGTATCGTAAAGCGTCTTTGCTGCGCCTCGTCCGACGATAAGATACTGCTTCTTTGTCAGGCGCCTTTTGATAAGCTTATGAACATATTGTCCGCCATGCCCATCAGGATTTGGCTCATAGACTTCCCGCTCAACATAGTAATACCAGCAGAAAACCTGCTCTGCCCATAGCTTGAAGCTGTCGAGCATGTGAAAGTCCGAACCGTCTGTCAGCACCAACTCGTTTTCACAAAAGTCAATAAAATGCTCTACGGGCAGCGGGTCGTAATAAATTCCCGGATTCGCAATCAGCGCGTCGATTCGGTTCATCTCCATTGAAATTGTCTGACAGACTGGAATTTCACCTCGTAAAACTGCGTCCCGGAACCGACCATAATACTTAGGCGTAGCAGTATTAGAAAGCCTACTCAAATATAACCAGACCGATTCAGCACCGATCGTCCTTTCAGCCATGCGTCATATCGAGCCTGCTCTCTCCGAGCCTCTCGTTCCTCATTCTGCTTGGCGTCGTAAGCCGAAGTAAGGGTATAGGCGGCCGTCTCTTTTTTGATTCGGTCATTATAGAGCTGTAAATCTTTAGAGCTCATTCGCTTCGGATCGGCATGGGAATCGATCAAGTCCCTCGCTCGCTTGTCATCTGCTTTGGTTTTCTCCTTGGCCTGCTCTTCTTTGAAGTTATCGACTATTCGGGAAACCAACCACTTCCCACTTGCCTCTATTGCGCCTAGAACGGCTTTTTTTCCAGCCTGAACAAGTCGATTGGGCTTTGGGGCGGTTAGCTGCTTGTATAGCTGCTCATTTCTCAATCGGTTGATTGCATCCTGAAGCTCTTTGTCTGACATCTCGGAAACTTTCTTTTTTCGAGGCGCATCGGCAGAGCCTGTACTCGTTCCAGAATCTCTATACCGAGACTTTCCGGCTTCAGTCAGACTTCCATCCGCATTTTGAAATCGCCGAACGCCCCATTTCATACCGAGAATACCATGATGATAGAGTTCGTTTTCCACTTATTCACCTTCTCTCGTTTAATACTCCTTCTGGCAATGCTGATATAGCCGCCAAGCGTCCTCGTCGATCTGTTCATTGAGTGAATCCAAAACATATGAACTCGACGGTGGGTCAAAAAGTTTCTGAGTACGCAAAGAAATATACTCCTTGCTGCCCTCAACAACAAACGGATCGTCTGACCATTCGCTCCATACAGCGCCGGAATCGTGAATCCGGAATGGAACCTTCGGTCCAACGCCCATATCTTGCAGCGTGGCAAATCCTCCATTGATGTATGTAATGATCCTTAAATCGAATGATTTATCATCGACCGCCACGCCGACCATCGGTTTAACATAATCGAGAATACTATCTATGGAAAGCCACCATCCCTACCATAATTTTGTGTCGCCCGGTGTCCGCTCAATCGGAGGTAAAATTAAAAGCGACTCGTCGCCATAATGAATCGCTTTGTGGGTTCTGTCTGAAACACAGATTAGATACTCAGGATCATAAATCCAATCTCGATCTTCGAGAATATCATCAAGCGTAATTGGATTCATATGATGGATCACTAGACCTTTTCCAATTTCGCGGTCCTCCATTCCAAGATCGCACCCCTTATCCCGTAATATCACTTTGCTTCGCGCTGATTGCCATTGTTTCGACTGATAGAACGTCTGATTGAAATGTCGGTTAAAGCCAAACATTGCCGCTCCAACTTGTCCGGCCAGTTTCAAATATTGATAACGCTCCTCGAATGTCTCCAATCTCCGAAGTTCTCTATAGCATCGAATCATCGACCGTCGTCTCCGATTTCGTCAACCACACAGGCACCTGAAATATCAACATAACTCTGGAATGCCTTGATAGCGTTTGCGTAAAGCTCCTCCGTCCTCCTCTGAGACTCGAGCGCCTCCGTCTTCGCCCTAAGCATTGCATTCTCGCTAATCAGGCGATCTCTCTCAAGCTGTTCTCTTGTCGATCCCAGCTTCAAGTAGAACGATATCACCTGAGAGGAAGCTGTCCCCTCTCTTAGTTGGCGTTCAGCCAAGTCAACCGCAAGACCGATCAACTCATTCTCACGCTGCTCTGGTGAAAGAGCAGGTGGTCGCGCACGTGTCACCGGTTTGCTAACTCTTTCTGACACTTTCGGTTCCCTCTTTCTATGTTCAATATCGCTTTAAGAGGGCTTTGCTTGAGATACCGACCAGTTTCCTCCGTCCCTGAAAGGAGAGAAACCACGAACGGCTCTACCATGAGCATGAACTCTGGCCAGTATCTCGAGCAAAACCCTCCGGCAAAATATCCACCGGAGAATTTTTAAAG